ATAACATTGGGTGATGACTTGAGTAAGGGAATCCTTGATCCTATCATAGCCACGCCGGCTGGGATCATAACCGGAGGCTCGGAGATTGCAGCGCATGTGACCTCCCGAGCAACTGCTGTCCGCTCGATTGCTACGCGTATTATCCTACCAGGGTTAGTCGTGAGGCCACCGATCACACAGGACGACAGGGAATGCTATATTACGTGTTACCAAAACATAGTGATGAGCAGCCCCCGGTTCAGGGTGCCCTTTGAGAAGATGGCGGTTGACACTGTCGCATGGATTAAGAAGTCTCGCGTGGGAATGCGGGCTGGCTTTGAAATGGCGATGAGTCGAATTGAAGGAGAGGGGTTTTCTGAAGGCGATATAGCTATCAAGCTGTTTGTCAAGACTGAGAAGATCCTCGTGAAGGCAGGTGAAGCTGGCAAGATACCCCGACCTCGGGCAATTTCTGGCCGAATGCCTGCTTTTGCGGTGGCTACTGTACCAACCTTTGGGGTGATGGGCAAGCTACTCGCGGAATCAATGCCGCTGTGGACTCTGGATGAACGGCCTCACCGGCTCGTTTATGCAACAGGTTATCAGATGTTTGAGGTGAATCAATGGGTGAATGACGTGCGCAACCAGTTAACAGCTGAGTGGGCAGCGTCTGGCGATCCCTTAGATGAGCCTATTGCCATTGAGGCCGATGGGAAAAATTTCGATGCAAACCTACGGGAGTTTGTGTGCGCGGTGGAGTCGGGAGGCGTTGATGACCTCGGCGTTGACCACACCGCAATCTGGGAGCTGTACTATCCACACATCAAGTGGGAGTCACCCCGGAGGCACGAGCTGTTTAAGTACGCATTGTCGCGGATACGGGAGACTAAGGGTGGGAATAAAGCCACAGGTGTCAAGTATCAGACGAGGAAGAACGAGACGAGGCATTCGGGTGAAGGGTCAACGTCTTGCGGAAATTCGGGTGTGAGTGCGACGGTCTTTGAAGTAGGCCGAGTGAAAGGCCGCGTGCCTGAGGACAAATGCTTTGCGCTATTCTTAGGAGACGACATGTG